CCTACTATTTGTATTCCGGCATTTCTAATAGTCTGCTCTATATTTCTTGTTTCGACGACTGTATCATAGTTAAGCTCTCCATAAAGATGGTCGAGGTAAAAAGAAAGATTGTCGCCAACATAAGCAGCCATGTCAAGAAAGAGTCCGCCTAGCGATGCTTCAGAAAAATCTTGTATTTTATCGGGATAGTATCTACGTGCATAGTCAAGTAGAACTGTTCTAAAGCTATCAAAGTCTCTAGCGAGAAAATTTCTTTGTCTGACCGACTTTAGAGCTTGTTTATTATCAATTAGAGCCATTTAATCACCGTCTATAATTAGAGTTTTATTTAAATTACATACAAAACAATTTGAATAGCACGATCTTGCTCATCAATTGCAGGAATGCTGTATGTGATGTTTAGTTTTATAACTGCTGTATTTTTATTCTCTGTTCTGTCTATTACAGACTCAAATGTGCCGAGCTGTACGAATGGCATCCATCTTTCTACAGCAGTTCTAATTCTATTAATTGCCTGATTATCAAAATTAACTTGTGTAGAATACTCAGTCAATAATGGTCTTAGATTAGCACCAAAGTGATATTGGCCTAATCTTTCACCCCAATTAGTCAAAACAAGATTTCTTAGATTGTCTGCTAACTGATCTGAGATGCTATAGTTCATGGCAAAGATGCTCTCTCCTAGATCGCCTAATTCTAGGGGAGTTTTTATGCCATAAGGAATCTGCGTCGCCTGAATTTCTTCAACAGCTTGCTGTTGCTGGGTCTTTCCTACGCTTTTAAAACTATACGTCGGCATATAGAACTAATTATAGCACTTACCAGCAAACCCAATAATTATTGCCGCTCGCGGGATCTTTCTGCTCTTTTTCTGCTCTATTTGGGCCTCGGGCTGACGGCCTAATTCTATAAACTATTTCCTCTTTTGATAGATCAGCTTCTACGTGACTCCTATAAGGATTAAAATGGAGATGGTCTTCGTGTGTTGGATTAGGGTCCAAATTAATTTTTATCAAATTTGAATCTTTTAAATTTTTCTGTTTTTTTCGCCATTCTTGGTAATAACTATATGCTTTTTTGCCTATTTCTGCACTTCCAACATATTGTGAAATAGCATCAACAGATTCTAATGGTTTATTATCTTGTCCCTTTAGTCTGCCTTTTTTTGCTTGTTCAGACGTGTAAACGCACATAAATCTAAGAAGTTCATAAGTCGTAGCCCAGTCATATAAATCTTTGTTTACTGCTTCGCCTGGTAGTGGTCTAAAGGGTCTGTCACCCATTAATTCTCGAGGTATACCCGCGCTGCGAGGAGATTTGCCTTTTTGTGGTCCGTCAGCAAATTTCTCACTGAAGCTGAGACCTGTAACGCGCAGACCATGCTGGTTGTTCAACGGGTTGTCAACAACACAATGACCAGGATACATTCCTGAAATTCTTTTGCCATTTTCAATCAAGGGATACGCATAGTCAAAATTCGCCCCCGCATGAGACGTGGTTCCATCTTGCCCTTGCCCAGTTCTATCTGACCAAGGAGACCATCTCCAGGCAGAATTTAATTTTCTTTTATCGTATGAGGCAGGAAGCGGTAGATCTACGTACGTATTTTTATCAAATGGTTTTTTGCTATCTCTCCTTCCACACAAATTTCCAACTTCAAGGATATAAGGCGCTGGTATAATATCTCCTTTTTTATTTAGATCGTTAAAGTGAGCTGCTGTAGCGTAAAGAAGTTCAATTATCCAAGGATCTGCAAAAAAAGTATTTCTTCCACTTTCTTTAAACACCCACTTTGCAGCATGTATATCTGGGTCTGGCAAGAAGGGTTGAAGTCGATGAAGTGGCGCATCTTTTATCAAAGACGGATCTTGTCTAGCAGCATATGGCCAAAGACGCTGATCGGCTTCTTTGGCCTGCTCAAGTGGTTTTTTGTAACCCGCCTGTACTGCTTCAGTATCCAAAATAACTCCGCCACCAACGATAGCTGTCGTAGTTGCAAAAGCCATTTGATCAGCAACCATTGTTTGAACTGTTGATGCAGCTGCTATTCCTGTAATGGGAGGAGTTTGCTGACCGGTCTCCGGACCTGTGAAAGGCTTTAATATAGGTTGTTTGACGGTCTTGCAGGATAGCTCGAATATGCTCGCAAGTGAAAAATTCAACCAGAAATCAGGCTTTGCTAATTCTACAACTAAGTCAACAAAAGCGGTTTGTACTCCCAGGTTAAGTGCTATTCCTACTTGTAGTGAACCATAAGGATCTATTGTATTAATTCCTGGGGGTTTAGAGAATTCTAAATTCATCTCTGGGAGCGATGGCGGGCTTGGTACTACTAAGCTTAATGCTTTGGAAGCTAATTTTGGAATATCTTGAGGTTTAACCTCAAGAAGCTCTAGTGCAATTGGTATAGGGGCAGCAAAAGACACGGAGGCTTCTTGTATTGAAATTGCAGGAAGAGGAGCAGGAAGCCCTAGCTTATTACCCAAAGCTAGCGGATCAAATATAGGAATCGCAAAATTAGGCTGAACATTTAATTTTTCTGCTATTGATTTAACAATGCCGTCTACCCAAAAATCGTGAAAGTTTGGGTATTTTTTCTTAAATTCTTCAATGTTATCTAGTTCATTTTTTGCCTGTTGCAAGACTGGGCCCGGTTCTGCGCAAGGAAATGGTAGCTCTATCTTACCAGTGTTTAATGCTTGCTTGAACCTCTCATAAAAGACTTTTTCTGCTTCTGGTGTTATGACAAACTTACCGTCTTCGTTCTTTTTAATAACATTTGCTAGTTCTTGTGCGCCTGCTGCCATTCCACTTTATCTCCTAATCTACTAAAACTTTTCTTGCCCACGTTCCTTGACCAGGCGCGCCAGTTCCAACATAACCCGGACCTAAAGTGTTTGAAATTGGTTGTGCAGTAACATTTCCATTTTCAGGTAGCGCGGGTGAGCATAAAAGCGCTTTGTCTGCCATGTCACTCCCTAATTTAATATAGCCTTCGTCTGATGGTTTAAAAATAATACTACCATCTGATTTTATTATTATTGCAGCAAAATCAGACGTATCATCACTTTCTTCTTTTATATCTTTGCCTTGTGCATTTTTCATAGGTGTAAAACCAGTAACAAGAATCTCTACATCAGATCGTGCTATCAGTCTAATCTTGTCAGTTTTAAGAACAATAGCAGCATCACCTGAATTAATGTTGTCATTAGGGTCAATTTTGTCACTGATTCCAAATTCTTTATTAAATTCTGTGAGACCAAAGTTGCTATCAACATTTGTCCTTTGAGATATTAAAATTCTGCTTCTGTCATTGACATAATCAAAGTCGCCTTCATTTGGAGAGAGCTGATCTTCTGACTTACCAAGTTCTTTTTTAATTTCAAAACCTTTTTCACCCTTTTTGGCATTATAGACAGATGTTGTACTAACTTCTACTCCAAACGTCTGGGCTATTTGACCTCTTCCGACAACTAGATCAATTGAACCTGCGCTACCTGTCAAATCTGTTTCAGGAAATGATGGTCTCGGTCCCTGATCTTTATTGGTAGAAAATGTTGCAATTGAATTTTTTCTATCTGTTCCCAAGACTATTAGCGTATTATTAGTTCCTTCAAAAGCAATATCACCGGGTCTTTTTTTAAATCTTGGAACGGCTTCGTATTGAGTTAACTTTCCGGCATCAGTATTTAAAACAATTTCTTCAAAATATGTTGAAGAAATAACGTTGGGTAGCAACGGTCTGTTTACGTTGTCACGTCTTTCATCATATTTAATTTGAACATCACCAAGTCTTAGCTCATACACAGGATCTGTCAATCCATCATTTTGACTTCTTTCTCTCTTTGATGCTCTATCTATTCCTGACATCGATATGTCGTAAGATCTTGGAGAGTGTGTATGATTAACATCGTCGGCATTGTGTGGCTCTGTAATTTTACACATCCAATAAGCCAGATTAATAAATGGTGTTTCAGGATCCTCAACGATACACCAGACAGTTTCTCCAGCCTTGCAGGGCAAAGATAGATGTGAAGGAAAAAATGGGAAACAGAAAAATGGTGGTTGTTCGCTATAAGCTAGCTGTGCAACTATTGTGTTTCTTGGTAAAATTGACACGTATTGCATGTTTGATATTTTGAATACTTCATTCCAAAATTCAATTTTTTTACTAGTAATAGCACTGATTGGGTCTGAAATGACTTCAAGTACAACTAATCTTTTAAAAGTTGTTTTAGGAACAGCTGCAGATCGTACGTCTCTAGCGTCTGGGAGATTTCCTTCTGTAAAAAGAGGTAAAAGATCCCTACTAAATAAATCAGGTTTTTCTTGAGTCATTTGCTAAGTAATTAATTCTGCTCTTCAATTTTTTTAAAAAGATCTTCCGGATCGATCTCTTCGTTAGTTCTTTCAGCTTTGGCAACAAGCTCTGCAAGCTTAATCAGCTGATCATTTGCTTTACTCATTTTTTCTATGTACGACGACAGAGACTTGCCATGTACAGCATGCTCTGTGCTGTCATTTTCAACAATTTTTACCAGCGAAGAAAACAAAACATATGCATTTTGTCTATCGGTAACGGCATTTTCATATATCTCTTGCCATAATTTCTTCTTTTTATCAGAGACACCATCAATTTGTGAGAGTAGATCTGAAAAGTCTTTGGCTTTTTTCTCTAAGATTAATTCAGCGTCTTCAATAGATTTCATATGACAATTATTGTGATTTTGCGTGTTCTATCTTTAATTTTTTATAATAGCTCTTTATTGATTGCATTGTAGTTGTCATTTGTTTTGGAGTAAGACCAGATAGTTCTCTCATGTAGAGAAGTATTGCACTCTTATTGAGCAAATCAATATCATCTAAATTTTCAAAAATTGTGATTATCGAATTGATGCAAGATAATTCATTTTCTGATTTGACTTTAAGCCTAATATCATACAAAGTTGTGATAATTTCTTTTCTACCAGCTGCTTCTGCATTCAAGTCCTTAAAAGGAAGATAATTAAATTCTTCGATCTGGCATGTATCATAGGATGTTAATCCGTCTGGGTCATCTAAACTAACTACCTTTTTCATCTTTTGAGCTTTTTGTTTGGTCTTTATTATCAACCAATTTTTTGCCACAACATTAAAATATGAAAAAGCGTTTGTGCCTCGCGTCTCGTCAAACTTATGTATCGTTTCAAAGAGAAAATTAACGCAATCAACCTTGAGGTCTTCATATGTGTCGTGCATGCTTGTAAACTTGTATATGTTGATTAAATTCTCAACAAGTTTTTCAAATGCAGGCATAATCTTTTCTACATAAAGTCTGTCTCTTGACTTTTTGTCTTGTTCATTTTGAAATTGAACTATTGATCTATGCGTCTCTTCATTGAAATAAAGCTTAAGATTAGTTTTTTCTTTGCTTTTTTCTTTAGGCTCTTCAAATAATTCATTAATAGTGCCCAATTCTTCAGATTCAGTCAAAGGAACTGTAACAATATCAATAGCATCGCTTGATGCTTTTTTTCTTTTTGATTTTTTTCTTTCTTTGGGCATTTTGTTAAAACATCAGTATATTAGTTTGTTTTAATTAATTTTCTTCTTTATCATCAAAATTTTTTATTATTGCAGATACAGCATCTCTGCAGTCAGTTATGTCCTTGACTAGATCTTTAACAACTGGGTCATCAAAAAATACTTCAGTTTTTGATTTAGCTTCAAGTCTTTTATGTTTTTCTTCAAGAATTTTTAAAGATAAGTCAAGCTGTTCTTCAAGATCATCTAATTTTTCAATAATTTGTAAGCTGTTCTTTGTAGAACGAACTAAAAGTGCTGTAGAACCTATAAACAGAAGAGCAAAAACACATGCAAATATTAATGAAATCATAAAATAATGCCTAAATCTTCATCATACAACTTCGATATAGACTCAAATGAATAATCTTTAATAAGCTTAGATGATAGATCTAATGCCCATTCACGAGGTATTGAACTAGAAGATTTAAATTTAGCTATTTTCTTCTTAAAGTCGTCTTCAATTGGATTTGCCCATTTTGAATTTTGAACAAATATTTCATTGTCTATTCTTGATGAATGGACATTTGAAAGATTGTAGTCTACGCTAATGAATTTTCCTTTTGCCATAAAGTCAAGATGACCAGACCAGTTAGTTGCTATAATAGGCAAACCGCTGACAGCTGCTTCAAGAATTGGAAGACCATATCCTTCCCCTCTTGTTAGTGATATAAAAGCTTTTATCTGAGGATGCCTATACAAAGATGACATCTCAGCATCTGTCATTTCTCCATGAAGTAGATAGATCTTTGGATCTTTTTTCTTCTTAATTTCTAATAGAACTGACTTGAGTGTATTTTCAACAATTTGTCTATCTATCTTTGTGTTTCGACCCATGTTAGTTTTAATTACTAGACCTACATCCGTGTCTTTAGAAAAAGTTTCACAAAACCACTTGATGGTATAAAAGATATTTTTTCTATCATTCTCTGCGTTCTTACCAGTAATCTGTCCAATCATCAAGAAATTAAAAGTTGTATCAAAATTAATACTGTCAATTTTAGTAGATTTTGTTACTAAAATTTCGTCAGGAAATGACTCGGGTACAACTTTAACTTCCGTTGTCAGCTTACCAGAGTTATTTAAGACAGAATGACAAAACTTAGAAGGAACTATAACTTTCGACATCTTGTTGCATGCATCTACCCATCTTGGATTGCATACATCTGTTTCAACAATAGCAGATACGCCGACATTAGTATTAGACATACTAATATCCCATTCATTTGGTAATTGAACCTGAATGGTAGCATCGTACCTTTGTCCGATTGGATCTACCGTTCTTTCCATAATTTTACCGATAAGACCGTCTGACGCATCTTTATTAATCAGCCACGGAGTAGCACCCCAAGGCAAAGCTTGTATGCAAACGTCAAGATTGGGTTTTGTCAAGAGCCATCTAGCAATCTGTCGAGAGTGCACACCATAACCAGATTGTGTAAGTACTGGTGCTCTAAGCAGAATTTTTTTCTTGCTATTTGTATTGATAAAAAAGTTACTATCAAACATCTAACACCTTCATTTCCCAAGTTGTGGGTTTAGTTTCTGAATTCTTCCAATTTTCAATTAAGTCGCTTAGGGTTCTATCCCATTCAGAAATAACGTTTTCTAAACTGTAGTCTCTGTGCGCATGCTGCATTGCTTTTTGACCTATCTCTTTTCTTTTATCAGGTCCCCATGAATACATTTCCATAAAAGCTTTTGACAGTGTTTCATGTGAAACAAAGTCTTCATAGATGTAGGGAATCATTAAATTACCAACCATGGATCTAACTTCTGGATCTAAAGCAATACCATATTGTTCACCAGTTTTGTAATCTTCAACTTGGCGAGTTAGTCCACCTGTCTTTATAGAAATTACTGGTTTTCCACACATCTTTGCTTCAAGTATAGGAAGACCGAATCCTTCGTTTGACGATCTATTGACAACAGTATCACACATGTTGTATAAAACATTCATGTCTTCAAATCCAATTCTATCTTTAGAGAAGACAACGCTATCACGAATTCCAAGCATATCGACGACGCTATGTAAGTTGGTACCCTCAGGGTCAAGAGGATCACAATGCATCACAATTGAAGCTTTTTGATGCCCATGCTTTTCTTTTAAATCTTGCATAAACATTTTCCAAGAAACTAAGATGTCGCTCGTCATTTTTCTTCTTGCATTTCTAGAAACATAGAGCGCTGTAAAATGATCAAGTCTCTCTGGCCCTAAAAGCCTCTTTTTGAATTGCTGTACTTGGTCATGAGGTAATTCTTTATAGAGTTCGGTAGGAACAGCGTGTGGAATATAATTTGCCTTATTAGGAAAGTGCTGCTTTACCATTTCATATGTGGGATAATTGATGCAATTAATTAAGTCAGTTGATTCATACAACACACTGTTGTAATCAGGCCACGGAGGATTGTCCCAAAGATGCCAATATGCTATTGGACAAATTTGATTAATTTCATCAATCATTTCCCAAACCCAAATAAAAAACCTTGGGTCGGTAAACAGCATCAATGCGTCTGGTCTTACTTGTGCTAATGTTTTTCTGAGCAAGTTCTTATCACCAAAGCCATCTGTCGGTTTTACAATAAAATCAGCATTGACAGCAACGGTGTCATAGTTGTCATGTTTAACGGCTCCTCCGAAACATCGAAAACTGTACTTTCCAGTGTTGATTAGTCCATTGATCAACCAACGAGCTTGAGTTCCGACACCCGACGTGCTCACTTATTTATGAAGTTTGGACTATATCATCACCAAATTGGTGTTGGGCGCTGTCGGATCATTACCATGTCTTTCGATTTAGGTTGACCGTAGTCTCTGAACCTTCTCCAGAATTTCTTCCCAG